GTGACAGTGAGTGCTGGTGGTGAGAAGCACGTAGTTTATAAATCTAAGAAAAATAGTAGTAAAGCTACCAAAGGAGACATAATTGTAAACCATCCTACAAAGGATAAAGGTAAATGGGATACAATAAACCTCACCAAGATAGGAAGAGCTAAAACTGTTAAACAGGGTGTAGCCTCTACAAAGAAATGGCACAAAGACAATCCTAATTATAAATACAAAAAGTCTAAATAATGGCAAAGATAAGCAAAGCTAAAAACCTGTCAGCAGGTGTTGGTGGTAAGGGTAAGAAAGCTCCTATGGTAGATCCAAAAGGTGCATATACAAAGGTGCAAGAACGCACTCTTGGTAACATGAAGAAAGGTGGCAAAATCTCTAAAAAGAAATAATTATGGCAGCTGCTAAAAAAATTAAGAAGGCACAAGTTGGTGGCAAGTATCAGTCTATGGGAGATGCTACTAAAGTTAGTGCTAAAAAATCCAAATATGTTTCTGAAGACGGAAACTATAAAATGAAATTTAAAGGTGGAGATGATAATTCTGCACCTACTAGTGCTGTTCAAAGAAGAACAGTTAAAGGATTTTTAAAAGGAGCACCAAAAGCTGCTGGTAAAATGACTTTGAAATCTGGTGGTAAAATGTCTAAAAAGAAATAATGGCTACAGATAAGAAATGGATACAGAAGGCAATCAATCCTAAACATAAAGGTTATTGTACTCCCATGACTAAAGCCACATGTACGCCTAAGAGAAAAGCTCTTGCTGTGACTCTTAAGAAAATGGCTAAAGCTCGTAAAAGCAAATGACAATATTCGAACCTTCTAATAGAATAGAAGTAATCACTCCAAAAGGAGAAGGAATCATTTGGCTTGTTACAGACTACGGACATGAAACAGACACAATATACACTGTAATTATTAACAATACAGGTGAGCTTTGGCAGCTCAGACATAAAGATATTATTGTGAAAGCTAATATAACATTTGGAAGATATGGCCAGAATACCCAAGACTAAAGTTTATAACCCACAGAAAGCAGAAGCTTATGTAGGGAAAGGTGTTCTTAAAAATGGTGGTAAGACACCAGCCTGGACACGCTCTGAAGGAAAAAATCCTTCTGGAGGATTAAATGCTAAAGGTGTTGCTAGCTATAGAGCTGCTAATCCTGGATCTAAACTTAAGACAGCTGTTACAACAAAGCCTTCTAAACTTAAGAAAGGAAGTAAAGCTGCCAAGAGACGCAAATCATTTTGTAGTAGAATGTCAGGTATGAAGAAGAAACTGACATCTGCCAAAACTGCTAACGATCCAAATAGCAGGATCAATAAGAGTTTACGTAAATGGAATTGTTAATAATTTAAAACATAATAATAATGGCAAAAATTAAGAAAGCCCAAATGGGTAAAGGTGTTCCCAAGAGCAAAGCTGTAACAGAGTCTGGTAAGATGGTTGACAGGAAAGCTTTTATGAAAAGGCAAGATGACATGGTTAAATCCATGAATGATCAGTATTTCTCTCGTCCTGAGAATAAGAAAGCTGTAGCTCCTAAGAAGAAAATGAAGAATGGTGGTAAAGCCTTCCCAGATCTTAACAAGGATGGTAAAGTTACTAAGGCTGACATTCTTAAAGGACGTGGTGTTATTAAGAATGGTGGCAAGATGGCAAAGAAAGCTATGAGTGGAATGAAAATGAAAGGTGGTGGCAAGTGCAAAAACGGCTGCTAATGACATCAGGTAAAGCTAAGAAATCAGGATCTCCTAAAAAGGCTCCTAAGGTGAATAACCCTCGCCCCAAGGACAATTATATGAAGGAAGCTGACACAAAGCTTAGGCTAAAGAGTCCTCAATGGCCTATGAAGCAGAAACGTCTTTCTAAATAATAAAAGAAAAGCCCCTTATTTAGGGGCTTTTTTCTTAATCATACTATAATAATCACACATAAAATTGGGATGTAAATGTATTGTTCCTTTAGAGAAGTTGTCTAAAACTCTGTCTGCTTGTGCAAGTATTACATTATTAGGTTGTATTCCCATTCCTGATATATGAAGAGTTCCCATTCCCCATCTATAAATCATTGTGTGATCAAGAGTTGATTGATAAATCTTTGAGTTATTGCCAAATGTAAGTTCAAGATCTTCATCACCACTCTTGTCAGGGAATACAATTCTATCAAGGTAGTTTTTAGTATAAACGTTTCCATTATTTACACTTCCATCTTCTTTTTCGAATTGATTATCTACAAAAAGAAACATTCCTCTACTTCTATAGACATCATAGCCTGGATTGGCAGTTACATCTGTAATAACATTATCCAATGCCCATTCAGTTAATAAATCATCATCATCAAGTCTATATATTAAATCATATTTACACTGTTTATATCCCCATTCAAGTTTTGCAGATATTGATGGAAATCTTGTTTTGTGATTAATAATTCGAACGTTAGGATGATCAAAAACATAATCTACATCTGCATTATCATTTATAACAACCATTTCACATTCTGGTGGATTTTTTTGTGAAAGAAATGACTGTATTGCTTCCTCTAGAAGATGATGTCTTTTGTATGTAAGAGTTAAAACACTAATCATTTGTTCTTGTTGTTAAATTTATAAACATAGTGTAAATTTGTCTCAACTAAGTTTTCTTTATAAGGATATATAACTCCTTCAAGTTTGTAATTGTCAATTACTCTTTTTATATTTTCATAGTTATAATCATCAAAAATAACAACTCCATCTGAAGTAAGAAGGTCTTGGGTGTAAGTAAAGTCATTTATAACAGTGGGAGTATCATGTCCTCCATCAATATGGATCATATCAAAAGTATGTTTTTCATTACTTTTTACGTATTCCTTTAAAGTGATGTTTGTATCACCGTACACCTCTGTTATTTTTGTAGAAGGATATTGTTTTTTAATGTAATCTACACAAGGTTTTGTATATCTGTGTCCACCTAAGTCAAAAATTAAATACTCTGCTAAAGGATTCTTATTTATCATTAGTAGTAAACTATGACCAGCATTAACTCCTATTTCACATATTTTTGACTTACCTTCAGATAGTTTTAATAGATTGTATATTTTACTTTCATTTACATGATCTATAAGGTTGTTTGAAGATATATCGCATATCAAATTACCTTCTACTCGTTCACCTATAGTATCTAGTATTTTAGATATATCAACTATCTGATTTTTGACCTTTTCTTCTATAATATTTATCATATTAAATATTCATAAGTTTAATAAATCTTTCTGCATCTTCTTTAGTTAAATAGATTTCTGTTTGAAAAACATCTCTTTGACGCTTAGTTCCTTTCACCTTATTTGTTCTTACATCTACATCAGGAACTTCTTGTGACCTTTCATGTATGTCGTCCAGAAGGACAATCATTCTCTCATCCTCAAGTGTTACAGCTCTGATAACCTTGTTTAAATTGAACCCATCAACATACTCCTTATATTCAGGAGCTTCTGGAGTTCCACCAGAAATCTCTTTCCTCTTGTAAAAAAACATTTCACTCATTGTATTGTATTTTAATTAATAAACCATAGGAACAGCTAAACCTTTTTCCAATATAACACTATTTAAATGTGTTAAGAATCCTTCTCCACAATATACATCTATTAGAGGTCTTCCGTATTTGTCCAAGTCTACACTCTTAACCATTATAACACTCCTCAAAGGTAGTGAATCTATTACAAATTGTTTTGTAATCATTCCTTTTTCCTTTTCCTGTAGATTCTTTGTCTTTGTCTCAGGAGCATTAATTCCATAAAATCTACATGTAGAGGTGTAAGTGTTTCTGAATCCTGTATCAATAGCAAGTTCTACAGTGTCTCCATCTAACACTCTAATTACAATAGCTTTGTAATAATAAAGTTTATCTTCCATATTCATAATCAAGAATTTTTCCAACGATGTCTGATCTGTGGTTCTCCTTAAGCTTAATCCATTTGAGTTCTGATATCCTTTTAGACATCTCAATGACATAAGCCAGTCCATTCATACCATTATCCCTAATGTCAGTTTGCTCAAGGTCACCATTAATGATAATCTTACCTGTCTTACCAAGTCTTGTGAGAATAGCTAACATCTGAGCCTTTGTAAGATTTTGAGCTTCCTCAACAATCAACAAGTCATCAATAGTCTTACCACGTATAAACTGTACAGGATAGGTGAGAATCTTTTTAGCTTCTATAAACTCCTGTATCTTCACTCCATCATAACACTTAAGAAGGTTTTCCTGAAAGGCTTCTAAGTAAGGATTGAACTTATCTTCTATTCCTCCAGGTAGATAGCCTAATGAGTTACCCACTTCAATAGTGGCTCTTGTTACAAACACCTTTTCACATTGCTTCTTAAAAAGGAAATCAAGAGCCACTTGAGCACCAACTAATGACTTACCACTGCCTGCTCTTCCTGTTATTATAACAATCTGATTGTCAATTATAAGTCTCTTGGCTTCTTTTTGTTCTTCGTTAAGAGTGATTTTATACTTAATATCATTCTTATACTCACGCTTTGGTTCTTTCATACTTTTCAAGTAGTTTTTGTCTTCTAACGTTCACTTCTTCATACCTGTAAATATCACTCTCAACTTGATCATGTTCCTCTAGAGTGAGTAGGATGATGTTTTCTTTGTCATACTGTGCATCAGAATATTTGCTCTTAGGAAGAATGTGATGAAAATAGGTTGACAATGCTTCATCTCCTAGATATTTACCACTAACTTCAGAATAATGAGTGCGTTCTTTCCAGACATCTAGGAAGAAAGTTTTCATCTCCATTCCTCCTCCATCTGCTTTCTTACTTACTGTTTTCTTTAAAGACTTCTTAGGAATGTGATTCTTACATAATCCATTTCCCCATACAGGACTGTTACATCCTTCCATCTTACATTTCTTTGAAACCATGTTTAAATATTAACTAACTCCTGTACTGCCAAATCCACCAGTTCCCCTTTCAGAATCTTCAAGACTGTCAACTTCTTCAAATTCAAAGTCAAGGATTTTCTCAAAATAAATTTGAGCAACTCTCTCTCCAACAGAATAAGGAAGAGGACCAGCATCCACAATACTTCCTTCAAAAGGAGAAAGAGAAAGCATCCATTCACCACGATAGTCACTATCAATAACACCTAAATTGTTATTCATAGTCCATCTGTGTTTGGTTAAGTTGCTCCTTGGAACAATTATTCCTTTGTAACCAACAGGGATTTCTGTTGCAAACCCTAAACCATAAACAATTCTACCTTCTTTGAAGCTTATAGAACTTGCATAAACGTCGTAGCAAGCAGCATGTAAACTACCCTTTATAGGTAGTTTACAATTTGCATTAAGCTTTTTAAATTTCACCTTCATCATTTGTTTCTTCTTTTATTTCAACAACTTGTAAAATCTTACTTTTAATCTTGCTTACAATATTATTATAAAACTCTTCATTGTCTTTCAACAACTTACGAAACTCTTCAACGTCATATTTAATCTCGTCAAAGGTAATTGTTTTTCCCCATTTCTTAAAAATCTCATGTTCACTACCAAGCTCCATAATCTCACCCACCTTATCAATACCCTCACCATAAACAATCTCAAATTGAGATAGTCTATAAGGAGGAGACATTTTGTTCTTGGTGGCTTTCACTTTTGTAATATTACCGTAAGTTACATCACCCTCTTTTGCAAGACTCTTACTCACCTCGATTCTACAATCACTATAGAACTTAAGAGCATGACCACCCTGAGTTGTTGTAGGATTACCAAACATTACACCAATCTTCTCACGATATTGACTAATTACAATTAAGCAAACGTTATGTTTGGAAAGAGCACTCTTAAGTTTTGGATAGGCATTGCTGTTAAGTACAGCCTTCTTACCAATAGCACTATCACCCACTTCACCATCCAACACCTTCTTAGGAATCAATGATGAATCTGAATCTATAATTACAAGATCTACACTATCACTTGTAATCATTTCCATTGCAATATTAAAGCCCTCTTCGCCACAGCTTGGTTGGGCAATGAGCATCTTTGTTGTGTCTACACCAATTGACTGGAAATAAGACTTGTCAACAGCATGCTCACCATCTATATAAAGCACTACACCACCTTTCTTCTGACATTCAGCTACAGCATGACCTGATATTGTAGATTTACCTGTACCTTCCCATCCCATAAGTTCATACATCCTACCTTTAACAAATCCACCTGTACCAAGTGTAACCCAATCAAAACCAATACTTCCTGTACTAATTACATCATAGTCACCATTTGTTTTACTGTCAAGGGTTATAACAGTTCCAGCACCATATGCCTTATTTAATTTATCTAAAGCTTCTTGAAATTTGTTGTTGTTGTTGCTTTCTTTTGTTGATTTTGCCATAATTATTATTTTATCAAATATACAAAAAAAAGTCCCAATGTAGACACATCGGGACAGTTTAAATCGAAAAACAGCTTAACTCTTAATCACAGTGTTGTTCTTTATTCCTTTTGGTTCATAGGGACAATGTCTGCATCCTCCTTTAGAACCACAGCAATGTCCTCTGTCAAGATGATACTTTTCAGTGAACACCACCTTTCCATTTTCCAAATAGAAATGCACACCTTCTATGAATTCCTTCTTCTCCATTAAGGATTGATTTCACAAGCCCCTCCTGCACAGGCTGCCACTTGACCAAAGTCCACTGTATCATCAAGCTCTATCACCTTTGTAAGATCAATAGACTTAAGACTTGCTATCCTGGATTCATATTCTTCCTTTGTAATGTCTTGAAAAGGTGCTTGGGCATAACTACCTCCCCAGTAGGGGAGCACTGACAAGCCATTGTAAAACTCACGATTATTCCACATCCAATCTCCCACTTCTTTCCATCCATCTTCTAGAATAGAAATTGTAGCACTTACATTATGTGTATTATCACCATTAACATGTCCTGCATTAATCCATTCTAGAGAGAACTTCTTAACACGCTCTAATGTGTCAATAGCTGTCTCTGTACGGAATATAGAGCCCTCTGGGGCTTTCACAGGAATACGTACACATACAGTGTCTGCAGGACGAAGAACATCATCTTCACAAAGCTCTGGATGATTAACCATTAGATAGGCAGCAATGTCCTCATTCTTATTAAACCTCATTGTCCTAAGATAGTAGTCATTATGCCAAGCATGAATACCACTAGCTGTACCTAACACCAATGATGTTGTACCACTTGGCTTAATACATGTAATCCTTGCTGCTTCGTTTGTACCAATAACACCACTAATCATGCTGTTCATCACTTTAGCTATGTGTGCAGCCACTTCAAGATTGTATTTAAGAATCTCTCCAGAACCAATACCTGTCATACCAATACCAAGAAGAGCATCTTTCTGTGTTGTCTTATGCCAAATAGGTCTGAGATAGTGAAAGTCTGTAAATCCAGCCTGAAGTGTACCAAAGAATGATGCTACAGCAACACGATCATTCAAATCATCTTGACTCTTAATATCACTCACGTTCACCTCACCGTAATGTTCAATCAAGATCGTTACTCTTGACCAGAATCCTTCGGAATATTTCTGATTATCCAATTTGCAAATGTTATTAGTTCTTCTTCAGTGGCGTGACTTTTCATCATATTTGCTAGATGACTAATCACTTGCACATTGTCTTTAGTATAGCCCCTCATTGAATTTATTCTATCTAAAGCAGGAGATTTTTTCTGACCTCCTGATGTTCCACTTTTACAAACTAATTCTATTCCTAGAATTGGACAATATTTTGGTATAACAATATCTTTAACAGTTAAGTTGAAGTCTAATTTTTTTCGTTTAGCTCTTCCTTTTGCTCTTTGGAACATTTTTGATTCAGGACTTGTACATTTTACTCGTTCTGAATTACATTTATTACAAAGAGTTACTGTTTTAGAGGTTTTAAGAAACATTGTACCACAATTAGTACATTCTCGTTCTGTCTCTGATATTTTATAACCTTCTCGATTTGTTTTCATAAGTTTTGTATTTTTTTAAAGTTACAAAACTTATTCGAGATTTCCAAATTTTCATCAATATATTTCTATATTGTTCAGACTATATCATCACCCTTTCGGGGCCCTGTGCTTCCACTCACTTGAGTGTACGTCTTTCGACTAGTCGTTGAACCTTCCTATTTCTAGGCTCGGCTGCTGATTGTCTTCACCATTATGTGGTCAGAGTTCCCAGCAATTCTCAGGGTTTTAAATCTCCATGAGGTAGTTTAGAGATTACAGAACTGATAAGGTCGTAGTGCAATCTCACAACATGGATTAGTTCCCCAATCTTTATTGTTAGTCCAATAGATACCAGGTTCACCAGAACCAGAAGCTTCTATCCTATTCCAAATATCATAGAATTTACCCTCATCAATAGCACCTCTTTCAAGTACAGCTGAATTGTTTGCACGTCCTCTTTGTTCATTGAGTTCATACCAATTACCGTATTTGCATGTGAGCATTTCCTCATCGTCGTGACTAAACAGAGCAATCATTGCACTCCTACGAATACCACCAGCAAGAACGCTATTAGCAATGTGACAAAGAATATCATGACATTCTATAGGAGAAAGTTTTTCTCCTTCTTTCTTTCTGTCAAGAATAGCTTGAACATGTGTTAAACAGATTTTAAGAGGTTCTGGACCAGGAGCTTTACCACCAGCTGTAACAAGTCTTGCACCTTTCTCACGAATAGCACGAAAATCAAATATAGGAAGGCTTCCTGATCCTGTATATGATTTCATAAGCACTTTAACAGCATCAGCCCAGCCCATGATAGAATCTTCAATCAGATAGTTACGCTTCTTGGTTGGCTTTGATATTGCTGGAAGCTGGTCAACATGGTGCTTTTGTACAGAATAGCCTACACCTGTTCCTCCAAGAAGAAGAAACATTGTTTCACTAAAGCTGTAAAGGCTGTCAATAGGAAGATAGCAACAGTTGTAGATTCTAGAGTTGTTAACTTCAGCAGCTGGTCCAGCAAACTGGAGAGCTCTCATTGAAGGAAGCACCTTTTTATCCCTAATCATTCTTGCACTATCAACAATTGCATCTTTCAGTTTAGGATATTTCTTAATCATCATACCCTGATACCTGTCAACAATTTCTTCCCAGGTTTCTCGTCGTTTCAGTTCTGGGTTGTATTTTGCATATTTCGAAAACACAGTTATTTTCGATAAAGCATCTAATCCTAAATCCATAGATCTTTGTTTAATTAGTTAAAAAATGAGGGATTGCGAATTTAACACAATCCCTCTTAATAACCAACACCTTTATAAAATTCTAACTAACTAATTTCCTTATTTTCTCTCCAAGATCGTAATTATTTGGAGTGGAATTAACGATTGTAGTTATTTCAGAATACTGTGTAAGTATCTTCTCAATATACAGGGTGGCATCTTGCAACTCCTGCTGAAGATGAAGAAGGTAGTTATCACGATTATTCTCATGTAAAGTTGTGTTATACTTACTTATTCCTACAGAACTCCTCTGTTGGAACTTTGCTATAACCTGATCGACTATTGGGTCTGTTCGCATAACTTTTCATTTAGAATTATAAAAGCATCTTTAACGGCTACCCTCTCAACATCAAGTCTTGAAGAATACCATTCTTTTTCATTACAATCAATGTCTCTAGGAAGGAGTGTATAGGAATACATTACAGAATCATTCTCTATACGAGCATCTATGTTTATATAGATTTTAAATGAATCAAATACATCAAATAATCCTCTTGGAGAAACATTTACAAATGTAAGAAGTTTATCATCTGTTAACCTCTGGCTTTTTATAAACTCTTTGAAATTGTCAGGGAAATCCTGTTCGTTTATATTAAGGAGAAGTTTCTCAGTGTAGAAGTCACAAATTACATCTGAAGCTTTCCTGTTCTTTTCTAGAAACTCTAAATCAATCATAATCAACGTTTTATAAAGTTGTTCTCAAGTTGCACTTTAGCTTCTTCCCACCACTTCCTTTCATATTCGTGTTCACCAGCAGCCTCTATAAGATTGCGTGATTTATAGCTTCTATGAAGGAGATCATTTTTCAAACTTTCCATTTTACAAAAATCTATGGTTTTCTCTACACCATATTTACTAATCATAACTGTTATAATCTCACTGTTGTACATGATTCTTTATTTTATCATCGTGAAGAATCTCTTTTTCTTCAATCCAACCTTGCCAAACTTCCATGTCTTCTGTAAATTCCACTCCTAACTTTTCCTCCCAGAACTGTTTAAGGTCATTTGTTTTGTTAAAGATTCTGTATTGAAGAGATATTTCATCCTTATGAAGATTGTTTTTCATAATTTTTATAATCTTCGGAAACAAGGATTGAAATTGTGGAGAGGTTTTGGAATATTTACCAAGCTTAACAAGTCCAAAATCAGATTTAAACCTTTCGTCAAGCTTGTACACTATTACAACAAATCCCTCTCCATAATCATAATCGTCCACTATAGACTTTGTTCTCTCATACTCATCGTCAAGAAAAACCTTAAACCTATCGATGTTCTTTGGATGAAACAATAAATAAACAGAATTTTCATATTGTACGTCGTTCCTCCCATCCTTTATATAAGCATTGACAAATCCATTATCTCTAAGCTTGGTTCTATCAATACTTAATGTTGGTACAAAGAAAATACTAGTTATTGTTCTTGTTAATTCCATTTCACTTCCTAAGTTTTACTACACCGTTAGAAATATAATTGCTCCTTGAAACATTCCAAATGTTCATTTCCTTAGCCCATTTCAAATCCTCAATAAGAGACTTTACACCTGGATAACATCTTCCTTTGTATTCAAACCCTTCATAGGCCTCCAAAATATTCTCCATATCAAGGGAATATATTAAAGGACTATAATAGTTTGTGCTGTCACAAACAATAAACTTTGGAGGAAGAACATCATAATCTGCAATATCCATCTCATCTTTCATGTATATTGCAGCTTTCCAATACAAGAATGCTTGAATGTATGCCCTACGATAGAGATAGTATTCTTCAAGGAAGTTCTCTACGCTCCATGTACATTTCAGGTCATAAACTTGTACAGTTTTCTTCTCATGGTCAATAACCACCTTATCCATCATACTCTTAAACTTGTGACCATCAACAACATAACCCTCCACTTGGATTTGATTAATCACTTCCCACCTAACACTGTTAACTAGATTTACAACCTCATGAGTGAAAGAATTTGACCTGAGCTCTTGTACAATCTTTTCAGCATTTGTAACATCCTCTGTAGTGACAACTGTAAGACCTTTTGATTTCACTGTACGCATCTCATTGTAGAAGATTTCAGAATCAGATCCTACAAACTTGCCAATTACAGCATCAAACTTAATCTTGAATCCACTTTCGACATATGCATCTTTTGCAATTTCCTCAAATGTTCTTTTCACTTCACCATTCTCATCTGTAGCTTCCTTTGTAAACTTGTACAATGCTTCTACAAAGGATAACATAAGCCCTGTAGGAGCTGTTGCACAGGCAGACATATAAAACCTATTGTCAAACTCCTCTGGCTCTAATAACAATGTTTCTACAATTCTTCCTGTTGTAGCAGCTTGTGTGTCTTTGTCTTCTACGGTTTCTCCAGCTACATATTTCTTATAATATTTCTTTCTATCTAAACTAAATTCCTTCAGACTCGATGAACTGTCTAGATTAATAGCTCTGTACGTTGTTTCTGTCTTTTGCTTGCCTTCTATCATCTTGTATTTGTTTAAATGTATTGATAATTTCTGAATACATACGTCTCACTTCCTTTGGAACAGATTTATAAAACCATCTCACCTCAGCTTCGTAATCAGATCCTTGAGGTTCAAGAAGCCAAAAGCTATAAAACTCACCATTATATTCAACAGAACCCTCATACCAAATTTCTGTAAAAGAGGGCTTTTTGTTTATATTAATGTTCATGTTTCCCATTAGTAGGATATTTCTTTAGGTTCCCATTTATAACTATAAAGCCTATAAGTTCCATCAAATTTACTTTTAATGGGCTTTGATATTGCTTTCACTTCGTTTTTCAATTGTTCAGGAGAAAGTATCATAACTTCTCCATCATAACTAATTCTAAGAGCATAATTCTTATCAAGGCAGTCTTCTACAGTGTAATCACGAATGTCTGCCATACCTTTCCATAACTTACTAAGTCTAACTTCCATAGTTTTTATTTTTTAATTACAAATCCAGATTCATCTTTCTTAGCCTTACCTTTAGCAATAAGTCCTACAATAACACCTTTAGGGTCTATAAATCTAACATCAGAATCATCACCATTAACCACTTCATACCCTTTCCATTCAGAAGGAACAACTTTATCAAAAACTACAGCAACATTGTAACCAAGTTCTAAAGCTTTTGAACACTCATCATCATTACTCTCACTTCTACTAAAGGTTAAATAATAGTTTGGAGGTCTTTCTTTTGTTAAACGGTTTAACACTTTTGTGTAGTCGTAGAACTGAATTGTAGGAAATTGATCTATTATACCAAACCTTGTCCATTCTATATCAGAAGTTCCATTTAATCTTATTGCAGGAGTCATTTGTAACTTCTTTGCCTTCTTCTCAATTGATTTTACATCTTTAATCAATTGTTGTAAAAATACATCTCTGTTTATAAAGAATTCTATTGTCTTTCTAATTCTTCCATTTATTACATTAGGCATAGGTCCCATACCAGAAGTGAATAAACAACCATCCGTACAACCTTTAGACCTTTTAGGACAAACTTCATATCCTGATATATCTCCAGGAGCTAAGTAAAGTATTCCTGTATAATAACCAAGTTTTTCTCCTTTTACAGTTTTATAGTTTTGTGTTGTCAGAAGCTTCATATCCCCAAGCGGCTAATGTGTGTTTAAATGGATTGCCTTCTATTTCCTTAACAAGTTTTAACATATCTTCTGCAATGTCTCTAGTTTCGTGCTGAGTATCAGATTTTGTTCTTAATCTCCAAAGATGCATAAAAGCAAGAAAACTACCTGTCCAAATGAAACTTGTATTCAAATTCAATGGGAGAATTGTTCTTGCTTGTTCTTTTGATACACCTAAGTCTAACAATGCTCTATATGCAGATTTACATTTTTCTATAACTTCGTTTTCTATTTCGTAAGCCACTTCTTGACTAAAGGTATCTAAAAATCCTTCACTACCTTGTTTTGATGATTTAGATTGTTTACGCCATCCTTTAATTTTTGTATAACTGTCAGAAAAGTCTACATATCTACCACTTATACTATTTGCAGACAAACCTACTTGGTGTTTAAATAGCTGTCTTTCTACATATATAGGACAGGTTATTCTAAATTGTAACTGTGGATGTCTGAATGGAGCATTATGATTATGTTCTACTAAATAGTTTATTAGATTTTCATCTTTTTTGTCAAGTATTTCTTTTGATTTTCCAAAACTAACTCTTGCAGCATTCACTACCATCAAATCATCTCCAAAATGACTTAATAATTCTACCATGATAATTTATTTTGTTTTTAAATTAATTAATTCAGTCTGATAAACTTTACAAGCATCTTCTTCGTTATTATACCTACCTAAAAATACTTTTTTACCATTTATCCTTATTGCAACTACCCATTTTTGTTTTTGTTTATCCCAAGAAACACCTAAACAACGGCTAGTTTTGTTTATATTTTTTATTTTTCTGTAATTTTGATCTTGAATTCTTTTATTTTTTAAACTTTTAGCTTTATCTTCTAAATTTTTATCAACATATTCAAATCCTATTGAAACATCGTTTAATTTTAATCTATGTCTAAGATGACTTGAATATAAATTATTTTCTCTTGCTGCTTCATTTACAGAATTATATATTTTATCATCTTTAATTCTTCTTACTTTATGAGATATTTTTGGAAGATACTTTTGTTTTGTTTCTTCTGTAGGTTTATATCCTAATGTGCTACTTTCTCCAGATTCTGGAATTAAATTTGCCCAACAAGAATCTTCTACTACATTGTAAAGTTTTGAGTAATAAAGACCTTTTTCTTTTAAAGTATTTCTACAATATGTTGAAAAAAGTATAGTAGTTTTAATGTCATTAAGTTTATAATTATGCTTCTTGATATGTCTTTTCCAATATTTTCCACTTCCTTTATATTTATAAGGATTTTTAGAAGTTGTTCCAAGATATTTTAATCCATCTGGAAGTTCTTTAACATAGAGGTATAAGATTTTCATAAAACATAAAGTCCTCAAAATCAGGTGCTTATGTATCTATCTGTCGATAAATACCCTGAAGTTGAGGACTAATAAGTTTAATAATAGATAGATACATAAGCAATATAAATATAAAGCAAATGAATCAATCTACCAAATTTATTTTCCATGCTCCTTATCATGGCATGTTTTACATAATACACAAAGCAACTCTTTTTCACAAAAAAGACGTTCTACAAAACCTGGTAAATCTTCAAATGACTTTAAAGTACCACATTCTATTTTATGATGTACATTTATTTCAGTTGCTGGATATTCTTTACCACACTTACTACAAATATAAGAATATTTCCTTCTCTTATTAGGTCCTTTATAAGGAACTTGTGCTTCTTTTCTGACTTGAGAAATAGGTTTCCAATAAAGGGAAGATTTTCTTAATATTTGTCTTATCCACTGAAAAAACTGTACATCTGTCATCGTACCAGCGTTACGTGGCTTCTGTGTTTTTGGTTTCTTAGCTGCTGCTTTCTTCCTCATAATCAATTGTTTATAAAAAGGGGAATGTAACAAATATAGTAAAATAATGTTACATTCCCCAATTTACGTTATTGAATGGAGCTCACTCTCTTTGACAGAGTGTTCTTCATTTCATCCAGAGAAGCTGCAATGCTCTCAATTTGAGCATGTGTCATCGCTGGAATATTGAATTGATGTTTAGAAGCCTCTATAACAAAACCATCTTTAGCCTTGTCAGCAAGATTTTGCAATTCACGAATTGCGTAATCTTCGTCAAGCTCAAGAGTGTCAAAATCAAGATCGTGGAGAATTGTTGTAGATTCTTCTGTAGGAACAGTCATAATAGGTAAATACTCATAACACCTACCCTTAAGTTCACCAATACCCACAACCTTCATAGGATTGATGAGAATAAGAACAGAAGTGTCACCACATCCTACATAGTTGATATGGTCAGCTGTGAAGTGCAAACCTGCATGTCCACAATCTGCTGTGTTCCAATTACACTCCTCTGGAGGCATATTGGTCACCTTACCAACACGAATGTCAAATGTGCGTGTGTGAGCATCTGTAAAACGATTCTCTGCCCTATTAGGAAGATCGAGATAGAGTTCTGTCAATCCACCAAGTCTTTCTCCATGATTTACATAGAAAGTTTGAGTGTATGTGTATTCCTCCACCTCACCTGATCCACCACATAGTTCACACTCAATCCAGTTCTCATTATCCTCATCTTCCCATCCACCTTCTCCCAAACAATCTGGACATGTTGTAGATGTAAAAGTTTCCTCTTTTGTCAAATCATCTTCATGAACTAGCTTGTATGCACCGTTCTCTAAGAACACTGTATATTTATCAGGACTCTTCTTCCATACAGCCTTCACTTTATTGTAAGCATTACTTACGAATTGTACGAATTCTGTACCTCCATGAAGAGTTACGACATTCCTAAGAGCAACAAAGAAACCTTGCTTTGTAATGTTAAAGCTATTCTTCTGAAGGAAATCATAAAGATCATTTGCAACTTCAGCCCTTGGATTCAAGCAACACCACATAAAGAACCTCTTAAGAGCTTGATACTCTTCATTATTTGCAAGACGGTGTTCTAAATCACCAAATCCTGCATAATAGGCTTGTGTATCAACAATCTCAATAAATCTCTCTACCAACAATTGAGGCATAGTTCTACCAGTGCCAGCAAGTTTAACAGAATCTTCTTCAACTTCAAAATCACTCAAAGTTTTAAGAACAGCAATTCCTTTCTGAAGAGATTGCATTCTAGCAAATTCTGCTTCTTGTTTAACTTTTTCTTCTGCCACTTCTTTTGAAGAAACCAAAGAAAGGATTGCTCCTTCAGAAGAAGCTGTTCTAATCCTATTAAAATCTAATTCTGTAGCATTGTTCTTTGTTACAATAGAACCATCATTAAGAATCACTGTCAATACATCATTGACTAGTTTGATGGATTTGTACGGTTTAGTACTAAATGTTTCTCCTACAACCTGCTGACGCAAAATTTCGTTTTTAAGAAATTGCTCTTCGATGATGAGGCTTTCAAGTTCATGTTGTCTTTTAAACCAGCTAAGTGAAAAATTACTCATAATTGTGTTTTTTAAAAATGTTTTTTACTTTTCTTGCTAATCAAATAATCAATAAATACAAAGAACCAAGAGATGAATCCGATGGGCCATGCTAAGAACCAAATAATTGGCAGGAGCCAATCCCCATCTGTTTCCAATTTTCTAACAAAAGAGTTGAGCCCCCAATACAGGAGCCCAACTATTAAATAAATAAGAATCGTCATAATTACACTATTGTAAGGTCGTTAATTGTCTCTTCTGTAGGAACTTCTATTTTCTCCTCATTAAGAACAACTTTGTAGTTTTGCCAGTTAAGTCTTCTTCTATGATATTTCATAAGATCGCAAAGCATGTCTTTCATTTCATAATTTATTCCTTCATATCTAGAAACATGTTTCAACAAATTGTTTATGTAAACATTTTCATTAAGGAAATTCTCCATTTCAATATACGTAGAATAAATGGAATTGTCAAACATATTTGCCTCTTTTGCTATCCTATTAATTTCTTCGTAAAGCTTTGGATCTCCAGCAAGATAGTTGTTTGCTGAATACAGTTTTAGCTCACTTAATTTATTAGAAAGATCTGTAGAGATTTTACTCAAAGCCTCTGCATGTAGAAAAGCAGAGCTGTGTTTATAAATCAATTGTTTAATCAAATAAGCTGTTGCAGCTCTTCTAAAAACTATGTGTTCACCTTTTACGAAGTCTTCCATTTTAATCCAGTTTCTAATTTTAATGTCTTTTAAAAGCTTAAGTTCTCTCTCTGAAACAACAACAAATTTGACAGTTTTTGGAAACACAGTGAACCAATTGTCCATCAGTGATGCATCTTCCTGTTTTCCATACACTGTTAAATAAGATTTCTTATGTGCTTTTGAAAGATCAATTATTGCAGGAACAAGCTTTGAAGTTTTTCCATATACAAACCTTTCCAAAGCAACCACCTCTTTAACTGCAATCTCCCCAGCAAGCTTATTACGCTTAACCTTTGGAGCTACAACTTTCTTAGAGGCTCTCTCTTTCTTCTTCATTTGAATGAAGCTATCAGGAACAACAAGCTCGTCAAGATTGATGAAGTTATATTCCAGTTGGGTTAAAACCTTCTGAAACTCTACGATAATAGACCTCCATTCACTCCTTGGATGTTTATCCAAACGAAGAATGTTAATGTAATTATCGAAGTGACCATTTCCTACATGCTTTAGCTTTCCTAAGGAGAAAGGACGATTCTTTTTTACAATCTTTACACTGTCTTTCCTACCATGCAGATGTCTCAAGTAGTCCTTTTTCATACCACTCACCTTATCAGAGAAAGAATAGATGATCTGCTTTGACCAAGTGGAATGAACATGGTGCCATTGAAGGTTGTTGCTCCACCTATTGTCTTTTTCTGTATAAAATCTTCCTCCTGAAATAGAATGCTGTATTTGATATTGACTATACAGATTATCCTTTAGATTGAACAGTTTTGCAAAATCAAGTTTATCAGAATGTTTGTAAACTGGCTTCTGAAGCTTTAGATTGGAAAGTTTGCTCAATGGATGTATGTTCCAAGAAGACTTACCAAAAGTGATTTTTCTTTCATCAGAACTATAGAATTCAAACATCTTCATAACATCTTCTGTTTCAGATATAGATTCATTGTATTTCTGTACAAAGAAATCTGCCACCTTTGTAATCTTATCAAGAATCAACTTCTTAACTTCCTGGGTGTAACGTATTGATTCTCTGTTTGGTGTAGGGAATATTCCATCAGAAAGACCAAACCTGAGAGCTACAGGAAACGGTATAGGAGAAATGTTGATTTTATTGAAATCAATAGGATAGTAGACATTATCCAAACAAATATGCAATTGACTGTCAGTAGCCAGTTCAGAGAACTGAAAATGCTCATGCCTATGAATTACAAAGTTATTATTGAAATCATTCATGTTAAAGAACACATCCTCAAAATAAGCAAGCTGTTGTCTTATTTTCTCCATAAAGGAGTGCTTGTCTCTACTTTGAACAGGAATAATAATCTTAACACCATTTCTTTCTTCTGTAGGAGTTTCGTAAAGCAGGTCAATTGTGTTCACTTCTTCTCCTTCATACATCATGTATTTACGCTCTACACCATTCTTCCTTGCTACAAAATAGAAGCTAGAAGAATATGCAAGAGGAGATTTCCAACCTAGACCAAATGCTCCTAGTTCGTTAGATATATTACGCTTTGTACTCTTACCGTATTTACTAATGATGTTCTTTACATCGTCTGCATCTAGACCAATACCAAAGTCTTCTACAGAAAACTCATAATTGTTACTACTATTAATTCCAAAGGAGACAACAATTGGATCTTTTGTTCCAGCCCTTCTATGGCTGTCAAGTGCATTACTTGCACATTCCCTTACAGCAGAACCTACTGCGTCTGAATATAAATTCTTACTTAACATCTGCATCAAAATCTGAGCAGAATCTAAGTCTAGGGACATTCCAATTGACTCTTGTGTTTCTTCTCCTTCCTGAAGGACCAATGCTTGTGCTTGTTTTTCTAAGATCATTTTATTATGTTTTCTTGTTTTAAAATATTAATTGCTTCTTCGTAGTTTCTTGCGTCTTCTTCGTTATATAATATGTGTTTGTTCACCTTTGCCACCCTATATTGTGTATTGTCTCCATGTATGAAAGCCTTGTAAAACTTTGGCTTAGTGCCCTTTCTTCTTGCAGCTTCATCTTGATAAATTATACCACTAGGTGTATAATATTGTATGGTTCCACGACCATATCCTGCAAATAGTCCAAACTCCATAACACTTCCATAAGCAATAAGCAAAGGATCACCTATTTCTAGTGTACCGCCTAATCTAAGTTTCATATTAATTTTTTTTGTTTACTAATATAATGTTTCTGTTATTTAAGTTAACATAGTGCTCATAGTTATGATCTTCTGGACCAAATCCCCAATCTTTATACTCACGAGTTTGAGTTACACCATTATAAAGATAGGTGGATGTTTTAATCTCTCTACGTATAGAACATTTCACTAATTTATATATTATAGCACCTGTACGCCAATGTTTCTTTTTACTAGCCATTGGTTTTCTAAGAATTCTTAAATACTTGAAACACGATTGACAAGAGATGAGTATTTCATCTCCTACGTTTAAATCTTCAACTTTTATTAATTTCATACTTTGTTGTTTTAAAATGGTACGTCGTAGAGCCACATGATTTCAAAATTGTTGTTGTCTTTCAATATCTTATTTATCTTTCCAAATGCGCCTTCTGTGTTCCAGTCTGTTTGCTTGTATGATGCAGATGCAGGATGAGAAAGTGTAAAAGTCCAAGCAAATGGATTTGTATATTTCTTATACCTAGCTGCATCTTTTCCTAGAAACAAAATAGGAACTCCTGTGTCTGATATAATCTCCTCTAGAACATACTTTGTAAATGGTTCCCATATATCTATATGAGAGCCTGCTTTGTTCATTTCTGTTGTAAGAGCAGCGTTAAACATTAACACACCCTGACTTGCCAAATAGTTAACATCTGCTAGCTTCTCATATTTGAGATTTAGCCCATTATGAAGCTCATTCTCAACTCCTTCATAGAACTTCTCAAGGGAAGGTTGTAGCTTATTTGTATTGCTACATCCCATCAACAGTCCATCTGCTACAGGTTCACCGTTAATAAATGTGTGATAGGGACACATTCCTATCATTACAACCTTCAGATTAGTTAGAGGGGTTTCTTTAAAGCATCTGAATGTAACAGAAGAAGAGGGAGCTATTTGCCTCCCTCTTTTTGATTCCTTCTTGAGAAATTCATAAATCTTGTCACATTCTTCACTTTCTATAAATGGCTTCATTTTAGCATGCCAACTCTCGTGAAATTGCGACTTAAAGTTGTCAAAGTTCATTTTTTATTGTTTTAAATATTCCCATAAATAACTGCCATGTGTTTTTCTTTCTTTATTACATACTTCCAAAACTTTATACTTATTAAACTCTTTTGGTATTGAATCTATGTTATCATATACATAAATTTCACATCCATCTTTACTTTTCTTTATTACTTTACATAAATAGTCATAATTTGAAGATTGCCTACATTTTTTTGGCTTTTTCATTTTTTCTAAAGTTTTTTCAGTGTGCCAAGGTTTATTGTTATTTTTTCTTGATTCAATTTGTTTTTTAATTGATTCTATATCTCTAATTCTTCCTTTGTTTACTTTAGATAATTTTAACTTTGTTTCTTCTGAGTGTTTTTTTCCTTTACTACTATTAGACATTTTAATACGAGTTTCTTGAGAATGCTTTTTACCTCTCATTCCTTTACCAGAGTCTCTATTTTTAAATTTCTCAGATTTTTTTAAAGACAAACTTATCCTTTTTTTATGTTCTTCTGTAAATTTACCTTTTAAATTAGTCCCTGTAGGTCGTAAATTAAAACCTTTTTCTGGATCATGTGTATTATGTAACAAACAGTAATAATTTTCTTTAACTTTACACTCAGCAAAATCACAATATTCTAACACATTAAAAGAAAAATTATCATATCCATACTTATTCCACGCATTTTGTAGGTAAGGATTCTCGTGACGATTTCCTTTTAAGTTTTGGATATGATAATTTATTCTTTTTTTAACATTTCCTGTTTCTCCAATTATAGACTTTTGAGTTGGAATGCATGTTATAATATATACTCCAGGTTTACTTTTTAATGTCATAAGATTTCTATTTTATGACACAAATATATGGTAATTAAATGAAACTACCAAATAAAGTTTTCCCACTTCATATATTAGAACATTTGTAATTGTGTAAATCCTTCGAACTCTTCAATTGATTGAATTACAGAAGCTGGTGTATATTGCTCTGAAGGAATGATAAGCCCTGATTCATTTACAAAGAACTTATGAGCCTTCATGTGGTCATCAATCCAATTCCTTGGATGAGTTTCTCTCATTGTCTGTGTAGTGAACTGATAGAGTTCCCACATGCTTCCAGGAGCACCATAGTCATACGTAGGAGAAGTTAGCTCTTTAGCAATTTGATTCACTTGCATAGTGCTAATCAGTTGCTCCTCAAGAAGCAATCTACCTATGAGCTCTGATCTTGTACGCTTTGTCATCTCAACCTGTTTCATTTGCTCACGCTCAGATTGCATGAGTGTAAATGTATCACCAGCTTGTTTGATGTATTCTGTAATTGCCTTAGGAGTGAAATCCTGAACAGTTCCCATGTGCTTCTTCTTGAAAGAGCCCATATCACCATGTACAGCACCATTCTGACAAATGAATATACGAGCACCAATAGCAAACTTTAGGCTAAGGGTTTTATTGTAGCTATTCTGCCAACCAATTTGCAACTGCATTTCCTTATCTGCTACATTAGAGATGGTGAAATTACCATTTGCAACAAGACCATCTGGAGAAGCTGAATACAATTGTTTGTCAAGAGAAAATCCTGCTCCTTCTATAGACTCAAGAGTGAGATCGATGAGCTGTTGGTGTGTAACTGGTTTGTACGTACGTGTCTGTGCTGGAATTTCAGCATTCAAAAGGACATCTTTAGTTGTTGTGTAAGTTGCTGTTTTCATTGTGAAAGTTTAATTGGTTTGTTAAAATATTCGCTTAAAATAGACTCAAGGTTTTCAAGAGATATACATTCTACAGAATCATACTCTGTAGTTTCTAGCCATTCTACATTACTTTTTATGTCATTTATGAGATTTTGTAAAGTCATATTATGTCTTTTTCTTTTAAATAATCTTCTATACACTAAGATTTATCCATGTTCCATATCACAACGATTGTCAAAAGATAGAACTAGCAATAATGGAACGTCGTTGTAAATAGGAGTTTCGTCTTCACAGTTAGTTAAAATATTAATTTTCCCTTGGTTTTCTGTAGAAGTTATATAAAAATTACCAAATACTCCACAAAAATGTTTCCATTGTTTACAATAGTTAGCTTTTGTATCTATCCATAACTTAATCATTTTATTAAAATCTCTTCTTCTTATTTTTAAAACATACCAGGCATTATTGATATCTTGTTCTTTAATAAAAAGAAATTTTGAATCAGCTCCTATAATCTCTGAATCAAAAGGAGTAATACTAAGGTTTAATTGCTCTTTCATAATTTTCAATTTTTTTGTTACCTTTGTTAATATTTCCTAAATATTCCATTCCATTAATTGTAGTAGTTGTAGCAAATAATGGTTGTAAATTAGTATAATGAAAACATATTTTTTGTTGATCTTTATCTGTTAAATCAAACTTAGAACATGGTAAAATATGATCAACATGCCATAACTTACCATAGTTTTCCCAAGTCATCGTTGGAAGAAACTTTGATTCTAAATAAGATTTTAACTCTGTTACAGAACATCCTAACAAATCTGTAGTCTTTGTATGCTTCTTTGTTTTACTATACTTGATTGCATATATTATTCTATGTCGCATATTAAAAGCTAATCTAAAGTTTACATCATTTTTTAATCTTTTTTTAACATACTCCTGATTATGCTTAGGATTATTTTTTCTAAACTCTTTAGATTTTTCTCTGCGAAGCTCAGGATTTTTCCAATAGTAGTCTTTATTATATGTAGGATTTTCTTTATAAAATTTATCCCTATACTCTTTATGATATGTAGGATTTTTGTCTACCCACTTTTGTTTAATTGCTTTTCTTTTGTCTGGATTATTTGCATTCCATTCTTTTACTTTTTTATATATTTTTTCTTTGTTTTTACTTTTATATTCCTTTGATATAGTTTTATGACAAGACTTACAACAATATGTAGGTTTTCCATTTCTAAAATAATACTCTGATAGCAATTTTGTTTCTTTGCAAACATTACATATCTTTTCCATAAACTTAAATTTTTATAAAAATATGTAATTTACTTGATATTACCAAATAATCTTTTTTGCTCGAAATGATTTACTAAACTTTCTAAACCTTCAAACTTTGCCCAATCTGCAAAATCTTTTACATTTGGTAAAAGGTTGTTTGGAGGATTTACATGTTTGAATCCAAAAGCATTAGTAATAGCAAAACTAGCTTCTTTACCTGGTTTATCTGAATCTCCTCCGTAAAACACAATTTTTGAATTGTTTTTTATGTGATTTACAGTGTTTTCAGAAAATGCAGACAATGACTCATTTTGTACTCCGCATACGTATGGATATACTTTTCTACAAACCATGTAATCTTTTAAAGATTTGCAAATAAGAGCATTTTCATTAACGTCAAGATTATTTAATCCCCAACTTGTAGACAATGATACATTTGATAACCATTTATTCTTCTTATCTGCATGAGGTCTGTAGATTTTCCAATGACCATTGTACAAATAGCCAAATGTCATTTCCTTTTCAATGTTGCTTATTAGCTGTTTGTTTAGATAGACTTTCTTAATAGCATATACATTGTTAGCTCTGAGATCGTCTACGCTTTGATGATATGAATTCCAATATTCAAGTTCAGCATTTGTAAACTTTCTTGTTATTGCTTGGATGAGTGATATTCTTTTAATAGATTCTGGTTGCTTGTATTCAGACACTATCTTTTTATATTCGTCTGTATGCTTACCATCAGCTATACCAAGTCCAAAGTCTTTATCAATAAGTTTCAATACATCATTGATTGTAGACAGTCCATACAAGAGC